CTAATTAAAATGGCAGGTATTGTTCAACGTGCTATGGCTAACAATAGTGAGGGTAGTGATGGTGGTATATTAAGTGATAGGGACAAAGAATTATTATTTCAAGAAATAAATGCTGTTGGAACTAAACAAATAGAAAATAAATAATGGGAACAGGTACAACTATAAAAACAGGTGGAGGTTCAGGTAAACGTTCAAATTCATCAGGTACAGCAGGTGGAACATCATATTATAGCAAAAATCAAAATTCCTTTTCATATGGACGTGTTCTTAATATTAATGATAAGGATAAATCTATTGTTTATACTCCTATGGAAGATAGGGTAAGTGATGGTGGAGAAAAGAAAGGTATAGCATATCCATTTTTTGGTAACAATCAACAAGTACCTAGTGAAGATAGCATTGTACCTTTAGTAATTGGTCCAGCTCGTTTTATATCTACTGAAGCATTAAACCAATATGATATAACAACATATTATCTAGATCCAGTTAATTTTCAAGGTACTGTTAATGCTAATACAACAGGAGATGGTGATAATACTAAACCAACAGAAAATTCTTATAAAAAAAATGAATTAGGATTTGGAGGACCAAATGTTAAATATAATCAAACCAACTTCAAAGCAGAAAGTGGTCCAGCCAAAACAGCAGCAGAAACATATCTAGGAAGAATAATGACAGATGAAGAATGGAATCAATTAGTTAGAGCAACATTTGCAGAATCATCACCTAATCAAACAGAAAGAGGATATATAATGGCTGTAATGCTAAATAGAGTTAGATCACGTAAATGGGGTGCTACAGTCACAAGTGTACTTACAGCTAAATCACAATTTCAAGCAGTAACAGGAACAAGCAAAAACGGTCGCCAACCTAGCAAAAACTACACTACTGGACCTAACTCAGAAAATGCAAATAATATTTATGGAGCAGCGACAAACATACTTTTACAAGTTCCAAAGGACTTTATATATTTTACAGCTGCTAATAGAAAAGCTTATAAAGCAGGTACAAATGTAGGTTTCTTAGATACACTTCTTGCAAAAGGAGGAATTACAATAGGTAAAACTGTATTTGGAAAGACTGCTTAATAAACAAAGTATATGATAAATAATTTTAATATATTATAAAAAGGAAATAAACAAAATGTCCAAGATGGACAAAAAATATCTTAAATTGTAGGAGTAGCTTAATATGTCTAATCAAAAACAATATAAAAGACAATCAACATCAGGTGATTATCAAATCACAGGAGAGAGTTCTAATGGTGTAAACATATCTAAAGATGGTAACACTTATCTTTTTACAGGTAATAATGAGGAATATTTAAATGCTTTAAGAGATGGAAAGATACAATCTCCTGATGGGCAGATAGCAACAAATGATCCTAACAATGCTGCTTCATTTATTGGTATGTACAGACAAGGAGGTTCTAGTATTAATTTAGGAAATCCAAATCAACAATCATTAAATATAAATAATACAACAGACCAAAATAAAGATCAGAATATAATTACACCAGCATCATCAATTGTAGTTTCTGCTCTACCATCAACAGAACTTAAACCATCCCCAACCCCTACTCCTTCTCCATCATTATCAATAGTAATACCTGAAGAAGGTATTCAAGAATTTTCATTTGAGGATAATTTACCAGATGAAGAAGGATTTAAATTATTTGATATTGTTGAAGTAACTGACATAAGTGTACTTACTATAAAATATGAAGATCCTACTACTTATGCTATTTATTTTAAAACTAAAATAGCTAATAATGATATAAAATATAAAAAAAATAAAGTTACTACACCACTATCTACACCATCATCATATAAAATGGATGGTGAAAGAATAGCAGAGGATCAGTGTGAAGTATATTATGGAGATAAAACACCATATATAGCCCAACTAAATGATTGGGGATGCCTAGTAACTAGTATTAGTATGATGGCTCCAGCTTGTGGAGTAAATATAACTCAAGATATGTTTTATGGTAGTAATAACAAAAGAAAACCACCTTATATTGATTCAGGTGATCGTTTAATTTTAAGTACATTACAAAATAATTTTCCTAGCTTAAAACGAATTACAGATTACGATACAAAATTATCTCGTACTAATATTTTTCAAAAATATAAAGATGATATAAGAAGATTTAAAAAACCTATAGTAATAAGAATGCAAGGATGTAGTAAACCATCGGGAGGCCACTATGTTGTAGCTATTGGTATAACTATAGATGGAAATATAATTATTCATAATCCCGCAAGAATAGTAATAGCATATAAAGATAATATTATAGGATCAAATGTTTTATTAGGAAATGACAACCCATCAAAAAATGGTAAAAATTATGACATATTTTATATACAATAAAAATGAGTATACAAGCATATAAAGGAGAACAAATACAATTATCATCAGGACGTTTAGTATTTAACGCTCGTTCTGATAGTACTTTTATTTCATCCCGTCAATATATTAATTTATCAGCAGGTGATAAAGTAACTATAGATGTTGGAAATGAAGATAGTGATAATGAACAAAATATGTTTTTAGTAAATGCTCCTAGAATGCAATTTGGTTTAGACAGAAATGGTGTTCCTGAACCTGTAGTTAAAGGAGAACAATTAGATCAAGTATTAACTCAATTAATGGAAGCTATATCTATTTATAGTGATATGGTTCAAGCAGCAGCTATTGTTCCTGGTCCTGTTATGGCGGTTTTATTAACACCAGCCACATCAATGTTAAAAGGTAGATTACAACAAGTTAAGATAAACTTGAAAAATTTTAAATCAGAAAAATCCTTTACAATATAATGTCTAATCAAATACCTAGCAACTTAAATTTATCATCTTTTGGGTCACTTACTAGTAATATACCTAATACCTCATTAGTTAATCCTACTGGGAGTATTACTAACATTACTGGGGAAATTAAAGATAAACTTGCTAATACAAAAGATCAAATTAATAAAATTAAAGGATCATTTGACACAAAAAATCCTTTAAAAAATATTAGTAATCCAAATGATTTCCTATTAAACCAAGATGGTTTAAATTCATCACAATCTATATCTAAATTAACAGGTTTAGTTTCACCTTTATTAAGTAAATTTATTAATACTGAAAAATCAGTGAACGCTGTTATTAATAGATTAATAAATGATACTAAAAAACGATTAAAAGATAAAGGACGTGTGGAAATAGTGAATGGATCTATTATATTCATACCTAAAGATAATGCTAACTATCAAATATATATAACTAATTTTAATCGTAAAGTTAAAACATTAAAAACAATAGTTAAAACATTAAAAACTATTATTGATACTTTAATTACACTTTTAAAAATACTTAGAATTGCTTTAACAGCATTACAAATCCAATTATCTCTTAAAAAGAAAAAATTAAATGTACAAGCTGTTTCTGCTGCTGTTGATTTAAGTTTACCAATAAAACCAAAACAAAAAGCAGCTAAATATACAATAGATAAAGAATTATCTGATAGTGTATTAAAACCACTAGAAGATAAAATTCAACAATATCTTTTAATGATTAAATATATTAACACTATATTACAAATCTTTAAGAAATTAATTAATAATCTTAAAATAAAACTAGATACATTAAATTTAACTATAAGTAATTTACCAACACCAGATGCTAGCTTATTACAAACATTAAATGAAACATCAGCTGATGAATCAACAACTGAATCAACAACTGAATCAATAGATGAAGATTATGATTTTGGTATTAAACAATATACTATTAAAATAATATCAACTCCATCAGGAGCTATACAAGCTGTTGCTTATGATAAATTTAGTATGATGAAAATAGCACAAACAGCCCCAAGTAAAATTAGAACAGCTGATCAATTACTTGATGAAATTAGACAAATACTAGGATAATAAAATATTTATAAACATGAAAGCAGATACATTTGTAAAATTATTACGTAAAGTTGTGCGTGAAGAAGTACAACAAGTTGTGCGTGAAGAATTAGGTCTTATATTAGAAACACCTAAATCTGAAAAAACTATAGCAGAAACAATAAAACCTGCTGTAAAAAATTCTATGGTTGAGTCAATAAAAACTATTAAACCTGCTCAACCATCAAAACCAATGTCTTTTACTAATAACAACGTTTTAAATGACATTTTAAATGAAACAGCAAACGGGGGTGAATGGCGTTCAATAGCTGATGCAACGTCTCAAATGGCGCCTAACTTTGGTCCTATGAACGGAGCATATGGTGATATAAATGAAACAACTGTTGTTAGTAGTGTAGATCAAATGTTAGCAAATACAAGACCAGCAGGAGATATTAATTCTGTTAAAATAGATACAGTACCTGACTTTACTGGTTTAATGAGTAAAATGAAAGAACAAGGACAAATATAATGTTAAAAAGACAAACATATAGACTTAATCCACAAGATGTAGGACAACCTAGAGGTATTGGTATTAATATTCTATTCAATAATGGTAATAATATATTTAATACCACCACCACTACTAAAGAACAAGTTAAATCTAACTTAATTAATTATATACTAACAAATAAGGGTGAACGTATGTTTGATCCTACATTTGGTGGAGATTTAAGAGCATCATTATTTGATCCAGATTCATCTTTTGATAATATAACAGCTAGATTAGAAACAGAAATTTACGCTTATGTTCCTAACATAATAATTAAAAACATAATAATTAATAAATTATCAGATCAAAATCTTATTAATTTAATATTAGATTATTCTATTAATAATCAGAATGATAATTTAGTTATTAATGTTTCAACTAAAGATTTAATCAACCAATAATGGCAAACGTACCCGATATAAAATATTACGATAAAGACTTTAACACGTTAAAGCAGGATTTAATTAATTATGCTAGAACTTATTTCCAGAACAGTTACATGGATTTCAGCCCGTCTGCTCCAGGTAATATGTTTATAGAAATGGCAGCTTATGTAGGTGACATCTTAAGTTTCTATACTGATACTCAGTTACAAGAAACTTTGTTACTTTATGCTCAAGAGAGAAAAAATATAATTGCATTAGCTTATGCTTTAGGTTACAGACCTAAAGTAACAACAGCTGCATCAGTAGTGTTAGATGTATTTCAATTAATACCTTCTGATGGTGCTCCTAATTATAATCCTGATTTTAGATATACTGTTAGATTAAATAAAAATGCATCTATTAAATCCACATCAAATCCAAACATTACATTCTTAACTCAAGATGTAGTTGATTTTAGATTTTCATCTTCATTTGATCCAACAGACATAACTATTTATCAATATTATACAGGTACAGCAAATCCACAATATTATTTACTTAAGAAACAAGTAGAAGCAATATCAGGACAAATTAAATCAACAACATTTTCTTTTGGTAATCCACAACAATTTCCTGTAGTTACTATTAATGATTCTAATATCATTCAAGTTTTACAAATAACAGATAGTGACAATAATACCTATTATGAAGTACCTTATTTAGCTCAAGATACAATATTTGATGAGTCTCTTAATTTACCTATAAATGAACCTAATTATAGTGATGATAACTCAGCTCGTTTCTTATTAAGAACTAAAAGAGTACAAAGACGTTTTGTTACTCGTTTTGATGATGATAATAATTTAATGTTAGAATTTGGTAGTGGAGTAACTTCATTACCCGATGAAGTAATTATTCCTAATCCTGATAATGTAGGTTTAGGTTTAGTAGATGGTATAAGTAAAATGAATATGGCTTATGATCCATCTAACTTTATGTACACAAATGAGTATGGTATTGCTCCTCAAAATACTACTTTAACAGTTCAATATTTAACAGGTGGAGGTATAAACGCAAATTTACCTTCTGATGATATTAATTTAAATAATACACTTAATCTTAACATAGATACTTATAATCTAAATTCTTCAATAGTTAATATAGTTGAAGGTTCAGTTAGATTTAATAATCCAGATCCATCATCAGGTGGAGGACCAGGTGAAACAACAGAACAAATTCGTTTACAAGCATTAGCTAACTTTCCAACCCAAAATAGAAATGTAACTAAAGCAGATTACTTGATCCGTACTTTATCTATGCCTGCTAAATTTGGTTATATAAGTAAAGCTTATGTAGCACAAGATTATTTAGTAGCAAATGATACTGACAAACAAAACTTTACCAATAATAATCCATTAGCTATTTCTGTTTATATTTTATCAAATGATATTGATGGTAAAGTAACTAGAGCATCTAATGTTATTAAACAAAACTTAAAAACATACTTATCATATGAAAAAATGATGAGTGATGCTATTATTATCAAGGATGCTTATTATACTAATATAAAGGTTAATTTTGACATATCAATTCTACCAGCGTATAATTCACAAGATATATTATCTAAATGTATTTCAGTCTTAAAAGACTATTTTGACATAGCTAAATGGCAAATCTCCCAACCAATTATTTATTCAGATATATATAATTTAATAGGTTCTGTTAAAGGTGTTCAATCTGTACTTAAAGTAACTATTGAAAATTTAGCTGGAGGAAACTATTCTCCATATTCATATGATATAGAATCTGCTACAAAACAAGGTGTTGTTTATCCTTCATTAGATCCTATGATCTTTGAAGTAAGATATCCTGACAGTGATATTTATGGTCGTGTTGTAACTTATTAAAATAAAATTTATAGATAGTGTATCTCCTGATATAACTTATGTAAATATTTAATACATATTCATATTTATACTAGAATAATACTAATATAAATGGGTGTTTACAAAATCTTTCCTTCACAGGATACAACAATTTATACAGACTATAATACTCTTAATGCGGGGTTAGATGCAATTTTAGATTTATCTAAAAATGCTCCATATCTTTATCCCTCATCTTCTACTAGTCGTGTACTAATCAAATTTGATAATGATGACATAGCAGAAGCTGTTGCTAAGTCAGGTGCTAATTTCACCGCTTCACTTAAGCTATATAATGCCCATGTAGATGGAATACCAACCAATTTTAATATTGAAATACACCCATTATTCCAAAGTTCAGATATGGGTACAGGCCGTTTTAATAATATTCCTGAGACAAGTGATGGTGCAAGCTGGAAATATAGAAGTGCAAATCAAACTAATGCTTGGACTATAAATAGTTTACCTTCTGGAGTTACTTCATCATATTATAGTATAAATGAAGGAGGAGCTAATTGGTATACAGCTTCTGTAACTCAGTCATTTAATTATTTTTCAACTAAAGATATTAATGTTAATGTTAGTCAATTTGTAGGATGGTACACAGCTAGTGTTATACCAAATAATGGTTTTATAATAATGAATAACACCTCAGCATCAGCTAGTGGTACTGGATCATTTGAATTTGATCATAATTACATTTATACATTTAATTTCTTCTCTAGAGATACTAATACTATTTATCCTCCATGTTTGGAGTTTAAATGGAATGATAGTACATTTAATTCCGGCTCAACTCTATATATATCAAATGAGGAAATAAATATATCTATTGCTAATAATAAAAATATATTTTATGATAATGAATATGTAAAGTTTAGAGTATATGCTAGAGAAAAATATCCACAACGAATTTATACTACCACAGCATTAACTAAATATAATAAATTATTACCAACATCCTCTTATTATTCAGTTATAGATTTAAATACAAATCTTAAAGTAATTGATTTTGATAATGTAGCAACTAAATTAAGTAATGATACTACTAGTAGTTTCTTTAGAATGTATATGGATGGATTAGAACCAGATCGTTATTATAAAATACAAATTAAGTCTATCATTGATGGTGGAACTTACATTTATGATGATGATTATTATTTTAAAATATCTCAAACTGTTGAATAATGTCTGAACAAGTAAAATTACAAAAAACTATTTATAGTTTACAAGACTTCAATAATATTGTTAATACTGAATTTAGTCAACTAACAACTCCTACTAAAACAACTCCTGATACTCCAGATATGACGGTAGATCAGTTCTTTAATGAATATGATATTTTATTTTATGAAATACCAAAAGATGGATCTGATAATTCACATTTAGGATTAGCTACAAGAAGTTTAGAGTATTTAGGTATATCATTAGAAGATTTACAAAGTGAAATTAATGAATTAAGAGAAGAAAATGTTAATTTGCAAAATCAAATTTTATTAACTTCTCAAATAAACATAGGAACACAAGTATAATATGGCATTTAATATTAATAAAATAATAACTAATAACAGTATCCTAACTGGTTCTTCTGTTGATTTAGTATCGTCAAAAAATATGACTAGAAACTTCGGCTCTGCTGAAGACTATGTTGAGTTATATATAGAAGATCCTGCAGGTGATAATCTATATTCAATAATACCGTTTATGAATTATCAAATTCCAGGTATTTATCAACCAACAGATACTTATAATATTCAAGAATTAGAATTTGATCCTGCTACAGATTTACAAGATTTAGCCATTAGTTATGGAGATTATATTCTAACATATAATGTTTTAAGACCTAAAATTGTAAAAAACTACAATTTAAGTTTCTTCATAAAAGAAATATCAGCTGATAGAACTGAGATTAGATTAAGTACCAACAATATATCTAATACAGATATTGAAACTAATACACTTGATTTCATAATTGAATTTCAATCAGTATCTTATTTTAAAGAGTTCTATATAAATTTTGGACAAGGTATATTATTACCTGCTATTAATGTTGCTTTAGATAAAAATACCAACCCGTATTCTATTCTAATAAAACTTCTTAATCCATTACCTATACAATATGATACAAATGTATTAGTTAGTATTGTTGATAAAATCTCTAATACTCAGCAATTTTCAGCTGATATAACTTTAGATTCTATTCCTGTAACATTTCCAACATTACGTGGACCTAACTTTGATTTAGATTTAGATAGTGTTAGAGTAGGACCTACTCCATATTATAATTTTAGCCAAGTAACAAATTTTCAAGGTAATTTTGCTCCTCAATTACAACAATTACTTGGACAATTAAGTGCCTCAAACTTTGCTATTAATATTGATTACGCTAATTTTGAATATACTGATTGGATTCATTATTCAAGTGCAGCTCGTCGTTTAGAAGGATTTAAATATAAATTATCTAATATTGGTTTATTCACATCAGCATCTTCATCAGCAGCTGTGAGTACAACTCCAACTGCTTTATTAGATGCTCAAGGATATCAAGCTAAAATAAACTCAACTATTCAAAGTTTTGATGGTTATGAACAATATCTATTCTATGAATCTGGAGCATATGCTTGGCCTAAACAAAACTCAACTAAACCATATATAAATTATTCAGTTACTTCTTCTCAAGCTGTAAACTGGTATAATGGTGCTTTTGATTCTTCTTCATTATATGATGATAATAACCAAAACTATTTGCTTTATGCAATGCCTGGTTATATAGCTGAAAATGGTGATAATGAATTAGTGTTTAAATTTGTTGCTTCAATTGGACAAATGTTTGATGACATTTGGATTCATATTAAATCAATAACTGATTTATATCAGGCTAAAAATGCTTTAGACCAAGGTATATCTAAGGATATAGTGTATTTTGCTCTACAATCAATGGGTATTAATGTATATACAGACCAAGATGGAACTGATGTATTTCAATATTTGTATGGTGTAAATTCTGATGGTACTTATCTGCCTAACACAGGTTCATACCAAACATTAATTAGTGCTTCTAATTATCAAACATCAGGACAAGATCAACAAAAAGGATTTTATAAAAGAATATACGCTAATTTACCTTTATTACTTAAATCAAAAGGCACAACCCGCTTTATTCAATATTTAAATACAATATTTGGTATTCCTGATACTATAATGAGTTATGTTGAGTACGGCGGTACTGATAAAATAACATCTTCATTTGAATATGAATATGATAGATTTACTTATGCTTTAAAATCATCAGGTTCAAATAGTATAAGTATTCCTTGGAACTATACTTCACAAAGTAAAGCTAGAACAGGATATAATGATATTGTACCTAATGGTATTGAATTTAGATTTAAAGCATACCCAACAGCATCAAATATATTAGCTACTACTTTTGCTACTCAATCTTTATTTTATAGTGGTTCAGATATTCAATTTAATTTATTATATAGAAGTACAGGATCATCCAATTCTATATACTCAGGCAGTGTAGGAAATTTTGGATATTTCCAATTTAAATTAGGTGGATTATCAGTAACATCTTCTACTATACCTATTTATAATACAGGTTCAAATAGTGATTCTGATAATGATACTGATTGGTATTCTGTATTAGTACAAAGAACAAATCCGGATTT